AATTAAGCAACTTATCTTAAGATGTTTAATTTCAGGACAATGCTAGGGCACTCGAAGAGAAAACACCAGATTAAATTCAGTTAGAAAAGATGGTGTTTTCTGTGGAATGAGTGCTAGCAGAGTCAAAAACTATTCAACATGGAACCATAGAGGATTGAGTCGTTGAACTGATCTTAAAACAATCAGAATTTCAAAAATCAGTGAAAGTGTCAAGCTTTTCAGAGACTCCCGAAGTATTAAACATGCCCAATGGGTATTGTTGGCTCTACTCTTTCCTTTTGGAAATTTCCATATTCATGGAGGATGAAAATCTCCAGAGAACTGCTATAGACAGAGACAATCTAAAAGCAATGATCACAGTTATCAAAAGCAAAACAGACAAAGATTTAGACATGACATAAGTTTTGAAACTGTGGACTCATTTTGGACTTGCAAGACCTCTTGTACTAAAAGATACACTAAAAATCAAAAATCAATTAGGAAGAAAGACTCTAGTGTATAGAATTTCATCTAATGAAGGTACAACAGCACATGCATTCTCTTTATTTTATTCAGGATAGAAACAACCTAAGATCTCATAAGACTCGATATATCTATATTTCGGACAAGATATGTTGCAAGATCTTCATAGAGAAGAATAAAAATAAATTGATAATGAAGAAGAGAAGCAAATAGCACAAGATCCATAAATTTAAGATGAAACAATTCTTAAATTAGCATACTTCTGTAAATCCAAGACCTTAAAAGAACTAAAAATAGAAAATTAGACAGGAATTTAAGGAAAATTAAAATATTTAATTATTACAACTCAATAGGATTTGAAAGATATATAAAGAAAACTCAGAAGTATCGGGGTAAAAAATTATTTGATATCTACTAAAGAAGAACAAAGATAATTCAATTTTTTACAGCCTAAACCTAAATGAATCTATAAACAAGAAATGACAAAAGATCACCAACACAAAACAGAGAGATGAAATATTAATTTCTTCTCTAGAAGTTCAACTGTATTAAAAGGTGACTAACTGAAACACTCAAACGCATCAGTTAGAAATTAGATTCAAAAACATGTATGCTCAATCAAGACACTAGAACCAATTCACGTTCAATCAAGCGAAGAATTTAACTTAATATCCAAGCTAATTTTATAATGGCAACACCCAACTATGGATTTAATAAAAGAATAATCCCCTGATATGAGCATATTAAATGGAAAGATATCAACACAATCATTAGAATTATTAACATATACTTTCCCTTTCCTCTTTAAATCACAAGGACTCGAGACAAAGACTATTACAATTTAGAAGAAAATTATTATAAGAACAAGAGAACCAGTATGGACTTATTCATAGATACAAGCAGAAGACCCCAGAGAATTCTTTGGAATGAAACTAGGATCATACTCTTAGAAACCATGTTACTATGGAGATGACTGCAAGAATATCCATTGTAGATTCGTCCATTCATGGGATAAAGAAGATGAAGATAGATTATACTAAAATGATCCCTTACTGGCAGACTTAGAAAGAGGAAAATATGACGAATATGATTATGATGATGATTACTATGAAGAAGAGGAATAAGAAGAAGACGATCCTGATTTCCCTATTGAACAATGAGTTTATATCTCCCATAGAGAAAAAGAGAATAAAAACACATGTCAAAAAGAGGTATCCATAATCAAACAGAACTAGCCAATTCAATTAAGAAAGACATAAAAAGTATTTACACCATCAACTATACTAGAATAATCTGTTTAATCGTCAGCCTAGGAAGAAATCAAAGAAGAAATCAAAGAATCTATAGAAGGTATAGAAACACTTCCTTAACCTCAAAATTAAATTCTGTAGGAAGATCAACCAATAGAAGAAGAAGAAGAAGAAGAGGAAATAAAACAGGAAGAACTTATTTTCTCACAATTATCACTAAGAGAACAAATAGCCATCCTTGATAGAGAATGAGAAGAAGACAACCAAAGAATAGACCTTGAATCGATACATGATTGATCTTTTTGATCGTAAGGTTTTGAACTTGTACAAGAAGCTGAACAGAGAAGAGAATGAAATGCATTAACAACTAGATAGAAGTTTGTGAATTTTATGAAATCTTCTTGGGCTCATGCAATTAACTTACCTTTTTATTTTAAAATCCTTTTAATCTTAATACCAATTCTCTTTTCCATAGTCATAAGATCCATTTCAAAAATAGGATGTTTTTAAGCTATAATACAAACAATGACTTATTATTTCTTCAAATTCTTCAGTTATAATAGATGGAGAAAACTGTTCTATAGGAATATAATTGAATTCACATTGTGCACTATTATACCTGTTGTCTTTGCTTTTTGAACATTCATAGCATGGATTCAAGACAACATTGTACTGAGATATTTATTCAAGAAATTATTAAAAGATAATCCTGTAGTAGCTAGATTAAACAAATTGATATTATGAATCATAGATATGATCAGAATATTTGTCTTCCAAAGACAATCTACAGCAGCCTCAGACCAAGGATATATGATCTCTCTTTAAAATGAAATATTCAGAAGGGCAATAACTATATCACATTAGAGAATGATAGATCTATATGATAAAACATCAAGATTCTAAGTCCCAACTTCAAGTGATATAGAAAAGTTCAAAAATAAATCGAAGATTTTTGTCAAAGATGGATAAATTTAAGCAACTACAACAGCAAAACTTAATCCACATTTTATATCTCATAGTGCAGAACAAGGAGTAGTTTATTCAAGAGAAGAATTAGATCAATAAACACAACCAACTCATGGTGGACATCCCAATCATAGATCTTTGATAGACAAGCTTTATGCTAACTCCCTCAATTAAGCTCTTCACTCTCTAGACCAACCATCACTCATCATAGACGTAGGATCAAAATATGGATAATTTTAGAAACTCATGAAGAAGTTCTACAAGGATAACTCCAAGAGAAGTATAGGAGCTATAATCCCATTGAATCCAGCAGATGAAGACTTCTATGAAAATACTGAAGCAGCTATCCAAGCAACCCAGTAAGAAACAGAATCTCAAGTTATAGTGATGATATGACCCAACTTATCGGCATATGATAATAATTATTATTACGAAAATGAAATAAAAGAATCTCTTGATGGATCTAATTGTATTTTTATCTTAATCACCGATACTTTTGAAGAATTTCTCAGCAGACCAGCATATGAGGGTATAAGAGAATCCAGAGAAGTTTCAGTCGCTTTCTTAAACGATGTTCATTATTACATTCCATCTCTTCCAAAACATTCTATGGACATGAGGATGTTTATAACAGGACTTTAATTCGAATCATAATCTGGATATTTTGACTTACCTTGTTAAGAAGGTTTCTACAAGATTTACCCAGATCATAATGATAGATGTAGAGTTACAATGAGACCAAGAGGAACAGGAAACACTTATGATCATTAATCTATTAGCTTTAAAAGAACAGATATCTCTATAGATTTTGGTTTCATATGATTCTTCTAATTGAAAACATCAACTTAATCATATAACAAAGAAGTCTACATACCTATATGTGATCAAAGTTCAGAAGGATATTTGCTATCCAACTTCATAAATTCTAGATTGACAACTGATGATAAGAAGACAAATAAGATAAAATCTTCCTTATAGGATCATTATTTGAAAACTCAAAAGAATTTGAATACTAAATATTTCCTCAAGACACCAGAAGATATGATAGAATTGATAACCTATAACTCTCAGGTTGAAAGAAAAGAATATTATCTTTTAGAAAGAGTCAATCAAAAATCATACACAGCAATAAAAGATATGATATTAACAGGAATATCAATGACAATATTCTGGACATACGGATTTAAGAACTTTACATGGACGATGTTTGCTTATAAACTTCTAGGTTATTACTATGATAGAATGCCAGTAGTTATCAAGAACCCATATGAGAACCCACATGACATTGCTCAAAGCAAATATCTAAGAGTAGGAATTATGACATCGCTTACTGCCGCCATAATTAGACAACCAGAAAAACTAGACTAAGTCAGTTATAATCTCGGATCTTATACAGAAGATAATGACTTTATCATCACAGAGGATAAACAAGAAGATATCATTACGTCAACATGGGATCCAAGACAAAACAAACAAAAACTAGGAAATTACATCCCCAGGAAATAACTTTAAACAGACTTTGTCACTACTGAGACCATACCATATTACTATGAGAAGATAGCAAAGCCCATAGAAGTTTTTGAATCTCCATAAATGCTATTCTATTATCAACAGAACAACAAGTCTCTATAATAACTCAATCAATGTCTTGATCATTATCAATCTTCAAAAGATATGAGATAACCAAGAGAACATGAACTTATCAAAACTGGTTATGATATAGAAAGACAAGGAAAGATATTAACTTCATATGAGTTTGATGCTAAGAGTTTCAATAATTAATATTACGGATTTATTCATAGACACAATTCAAATAAATTGAGACCCTCTCAAGAAATGGTCCAAGATTTCAGAGCTTTTGCTACATCTTATACATCAGAATTGATACAGAAGATTCAAGAATTACCTTTATCTTACATTTCAATAGAAGACTGGATTAGAAACAAAGATCAGTGGGACATAAATAAGAAAGACAAATATTTATAACAGATAAAGAAATAACTAACCTCCAATTCTTTCAAAGATTTCGATGTATACTTCACCACTATGGTCAAATCAGGAGAGGTATATGTCAAAGAAAAAGATGAAGATGTTAATAATTTATCAGAGAGACCAAGGAATCTTTTTGTACCATCAAAGGAAGGATGTGGCTTATTGACTTACATTTAACAATACATATTCAGAGACCTTAAATCAAATTACAAAGGCAAAAAGATAATGCCAGAATTCATACATGGACTAAACGGTGAAACATTGAAAGAAAGAGTTGAATATCTGTTAAAAGATTAGGATTTAACAAACCTTAGATCAATATCAATGGACGGATCAGCATTTGATTCAAATCAACATGTATCCTTACTAAGGTCAGTAGATGGTGAATTCATCACTCAATACAAGCCAAGACTTTTTGAAATAGTCAAACTCATATTGCAAAAGAATTCACTATATGAAAGAGATCCTTAATAGCTGACGGATTTTATTTACTAAGCTTTCACAAAATATGAATTTGATATTCTAGTACCAACACCAGGCTTTGAACCATAAGACATAGAGATTAGACAAAAACTTCAAAAGATATCAAAAAAATTCAAAGAATATGCTCTATTCAAAATGAAAGGAACAGTCTTTACAGGACATCCGACACTCACGACTCTAGGAAACACACTCAGAACCATCTATTATTCTCAATATGCAGCTTTCAGAGCATAGGTCCAGATTAAATTAATGGCAGCTGGTGATGATTGTGTAATTTTTGCTAAACAAGAAGATGTGGATTCTTTGATTTGTGAATTCAATAAAATATCAACTGATGATAAAATGAAACCTGAACATGGACTAGGATAAGTAATAAAAGAATATTCAATCCAACCATGGTGGAACATAACTTTCTGTAGCAAATTTTCAGTCCACGTAGGAGACCAAACAGGATTTGAAGGATGGTATATAATGTGAGACCCAAAGAAACTAGTAGAAGACAAACAGTATTATGATGGAAATAATCATGAAATGAGAAAAGATCCTTCTATACATGTGGATGCATTAGCTCAATCAGCGGAACACGAACTTCCATTCCCAACTCTATAATACTTAATGTAGTACAGAAAGAATAGATATGGAGACAAAAAGATTGATTTTAAACTTTATCAGAAGAAAGAAAACAAACATCTATTTCAAGTAAAATTTTAAGAATCTCATATAGAATAGATAGATGCAATAATTTAGGAACACATTAAACTCAATTTGTCATCACTATTAGATTTATAAGACCAAGGGATATTAAAACTAGGATCATACTCGGACGGGCGTAACCCGATCATATAATAATTTAACACAGTAGAATGAATACTACAAGAACAAAGCAGAACAGAAAGAAAAACAAGAAGACAAAGACAAACAAGAAAAAGCCTCAAATGACAAAGAAAAGAATGAATACTTCAAGAATGCAACAACCAGTAAGAAGATAGCCAAAATAAATATCAGGACCAGGATCCCTAGACTAAATATCTTAATTCAGATTAGCAAGGATTCATCCAGGAACCATCTCAGCAAAGATAGTCCATGACTCTCAGCCAGTGGATATTGGATCTGGTATTTCTTCTAATACAGGTGATTTCCCAAGTTAAAATCAGACATATCAGGTATTTCTTTATTGTCCTTTGGCTCAGCATTGGTCCACTATTAACAGAAGGTCAGGTTTTCATAGAACAAGCACAGTATCAACCGCCACTACTTTTAACAAGACATCACTCACTAGTGGTTCCTTAACAATGGTAGAATTCTACGGAGCAGATATGGCAACAATATCTCAAGATGGAATGATATGGGCAGCATGAACAGATATAACAGTTTTAGGACCATAAGCAACGAGAGCAGGAGTGGCATACACATGCACATTGAAATATGAACATTTCTTAAACAATATTAGTCTAGCTCAACTAATCAGATTATCAAACAAGATATCAATTACTGAATAAATGACATTTACTATGCAATCAGCAATAAACAATACCAATTTGGTATATGAAAACACAGAATCTGATTAAAGACTCATAAATGAAGATGTAACAGTGCTCATCATGAAGAATCCCTTCCTTAATATAACAACTGGAGGATCATTAATTTATGATACAACATACAAAGTGCAGTACAATTATGCTTTTTGGAATGATAAGACAGACATGATTAAAGCATCTTTAGGAAAAGAATAGCATCATGGAAATACAAGACTAAACCTTCCCAAATCTGAAATGGCATATTCAGGAAATCAACACTCAGCTTTCTTAACAGCAGATGATATAGAAGACATTTTTGGAGAGACAAACAAGTCACAAATGACAAACAAAAGTTATAGTACAAACAAATCACTTATGCATGAGAGTGTTTTTGATAAGAGTTTGACATTTGCAGAGGAGAGTATAGACAAAATAGGAAAAGTAGCAAACTTCATAGGTAAGACTTATAGGAAAGTAATGCCCTATGTAGAAGTAGCATCTATGTTATTAGCAGCTCCCTCCCTCCCCCAACTTAATCCTGCTACTGAAAGATATTATTTACAGAACATTATAAAGATGAGCAAATACCTCACCGTTTTGAGTGATGACACTGCTTATGGTGATTTAGTTAATGATTTGAACAAAAGATGTTAAGACTTACAATTACATCTAGATAATATTACAGAAGAAGCAGATTGAAAATAAATCATGCAAGAATAAGAAAAATTAGAAAAAGAAGAATATATTTACTAAGCAGAAAAATGAATAGACAGAAACTTATTCAGACACGGCTTTGAAGATTCTCAAGATTCTAATTCGGATTCTGAAGATTCACCTCCCAGAAAGAAGAGAAGAAAAATTTTTGATCCCAAAGCAAAAAGATCAGAATCCAGAGACAGCTCTCAAGGAAAAGATTCAGATTGACATTTCAAATAGAAATTTTCTAATCAAAGATCCCAAGAAAGAACAGACTCTCAACACAACCCTGCAACATGAAACACTTCAGGGTAAGATCCTCAGATCAGCTTGACAGATTCCTAGTTTAAAGACTTACTTTAAGATAAGATTTTCTCAAAATTAGGAAGTTTCACTGACTAAGACAATCAACGGCTCAGTCCAGACTGTGATGATAGTGGTTATCACTCACAGCCTAGCAAAGATATGTCGGATAGACATATTTCGTATCATGGCGTATCCATGTAGGCCCCAAAGGCC